CCGTTCTTCACCCAGGCCTTTGGGTTGGCGGGTATGGTGACAAGAGACACCTCCAACACCTGAACCCGAGTGAATATCCTACTCCACGGGCGAATCCGTTTGCGGTCGCGTTCGGACAGTTGAATCCCTAGGTCAGTGAGGGTCCTATCGTTCAACTCGACAGTCTCAATCGGAACGAACCCCACACTCAACCCGGTAACCAACCCCTTCCGAAGGAGTGGCACCACCTCGGCAGAGTACGGCGTATCCACAACGGTACCCTCAACCCACAACCCGACGTCGGTTGAACGAGCAACCTCAATCCGACCGAGCGGCTTGTCCGGGTCGTGCTGGTACAGTAGGACACCGTGCTCCTCCAGGTACCGTAGACCCTCCTGGTCAATCGCACCGGGAGTCAGGATACTGGAATACCAATCCAACACCCCATAGACGGACGCATACCCACGAACACGGACACCGTCTGCGTCTACGGAGTGTGCCAACGTGAACCACTCCGGCGAAGACCCCGACACCACACGTACGGTCCCAGACATCGGTTCCATAGTTATATTATAATGGATGCGTTATGTGAAAATCAAGGGACCACCCGGAAATCCACGGGAATCCACCGGAAATTCACGGGAAATCCACCGGAAGTTCGTCACCCAGTCTTCTTCTTCACCGGGAACACCTGTCCGATACCCCGGACAATCGCCTGGCAGTACTTGACGCGTTCCTCGCGGTCCAACCACTTCTCCACCCACTCAACCGCCTGTACGAACTCACACTCCACCAAAACACTCGGATGCCCAGTACGCAAGATACCCAACGTCCGACCGTACGCTTGGTCACGCCGTGCACCACGCGTCGGATACTCCAGCTTACCCATCTCGGTCACAATCGCCCTCGCCAACGCCTCATCCACAAGCCGATGGTACCACACCTCAAACCCGTTCGCCTTACTGATTGCGGAGTTGAAGTGGACACTCACCACCAACCCAGGCGCTGTAGACGCCAAACCCCGCAACCACGAGCAGCGTTGTGCGAGGGACATCGGCGTCTCGAACTTCGGTCGCACCAACTTCACTGTGTACCCAGCCTTGCGAGCGACACTCCCCAAGGTCGACACGACGGTCCACGCCAGCTTCGCCTCTTCCCACCCACGTTCCTTATTGACTGCACCTGGGTCGTAGTGGGTGTCCTCGTTTATGATACGGAACCCGTGCCCGGCATCCAGATAGATAGTCATACCATCACCTCCAAACCGTCATTCCTCACCCAACAACTTCCGCACAATCGGCCTCACATCCTCCGCTGTTAGGACACCACTCTTCACCAAATCGGACAGCACAGACAACCGTCTGTCTACATCTCCCTGCAACACACGCACCTTACTCAAATCAAACACCAACCGACCAGGTTCCAACTCCTCACGATAGACGTGGTTGAGCGTCCCCACAATCAACCGTTGCAACGGTACCACCGTCATCTCGTACGCGCTCTCCCTCGCCTCGGAGTAGTTGGAGAACGTCTTGTTCTCGCTCGGCAACCCAATCACGATGGGGTCCAAACCGAGCGCCGAACAGATACGTGCCGCTGGAACCGACCGCACCTTATCCAACACCAACTGCTCCGGACTGAACCCCACCTGCTTCACGTCCACCGGAATCTCTGGAATCAGCGGTGACCCCCTACGCTCGCCAGAGAACCGCTGACGCACTCGCTCCTCCAGTTGGCTTGCCTCATCCGGTGTGATAGAATATTGGTCGTCTCTGGGCACAATCACAATCGTGGGGACACCAAAGTTCTTCAGCAGTACCGCGGAGTAGGTTGCCGCCTCGTTCTCTGTGGCAATCTCCCGCAGGACACCCTGGAGTGGACTGTACCCCAACCACGGGTTACGTGGATTCAACCCGTACCGGAAGTGCACCACCATCTCCGGTGGTAGCGTCATCGTCTGACCGTTCCCCACACGGATGGCGTACTCCAACCTCCCACGGTCCACACGCACCTCCAAACCGACGTGTGGTAGGTAGTACCACTCCGTACCGGTGTCCAACCAGTACGCATTCCCATCCACCAACAACGACAACGCGGTACCGACCACCAACGAATCCCACCCGTATAGCTCGTTCGGGCGCTCGAAACGCTGCAGTATCGGGTGGTCCTCCCACTCTTCCCCAACCTGGTACCGGATGGGTGCCTCCAACATAGACCTAGCAACCCAATAGACACCACTCCCGACGACACCACACGTCCACGGGTCACCAACCCACTGCGTCCAATCGGTACCACCCCTTGGGAACACGACCTGCCACCGACTGTGCTGGGGTGGTGGATACACTTGTGTGGCGACATTCCTTCTCAGCAACTGACTCAACCACCTGCGTACGACTGCTACCATATCGTCCACCTCCGCTTCTTGCCACACCACAACACCATCTGGGTGAACGCATCCACGTGGTCATCACGTACCCCATTCGGCCACTGACCCAACTCCATCTGAACCTTACTGACACCACCGGACGCCTGAGTATACCACAGACTACCGTCCGTCACGTACATACGTGCAGCAGCAACCCTAGCCGCCTTGCTACCCCTAGGCTTCACCCGGCGTATCACACGACCACTCAACCGTTTCTCTAACTCGTGTACCAACGGCCGACCATCCGCCTCAAACTCCACCAACACCTCAGACACATCCCACATTCGCAGGACGTCCTGAACGACCTCCACCAACTCTCCGAACCCAACACCACCACTCCACGCGGACCGCAGCAACCATCGTGGTGCACCATCTACCTCACCAACGCTCCACACCTGGACCGCACTATGCGACCTATCTCTCCCCCTACCACTCCCACCTGGGTCCACAGACAGCACCGTCTGCTTCCACACGTCACTATCCCACCACTCCATCCCTACCTCCTGCCACAACGACAGTGGTAGGGCAACCACATCCCCACTCTCCATAGAACTGATGGGGCTCTGCTGATACAACGCCCACCACCAGTGGGGCTCCATCACCTGCCGCCTCGTCTCCAACCACTCCCGACTGAACCGCTCCGGCCACAACGCCTCACCCACCTGTCGACCGAGCGCATCCCCGTCCATAGCCAACGCGCTCAACCGTACCTCCACCCACCTACCTGGGTCTGTGGACAACAGCGTCCCCACCAGGTCCTCTACGTGCCACCTCGTCATAACGACCAGGCACCTACCACCTGGCTCCAACCGCGTCATCGCAACCGACTGAAACCAATCCCACACCCTCCTCCGGTAGGTGGGAGACAGCGCCTCCTCCACGTTCTTGATGGGGTCGTCCACCACCAACAAATCAAACCCACGACCAGTCAACGCACCACCCACACCCACGGCGTAGAACCACCCACCGCTACCCGTACGCCACATCTCCGCACTCCGAGCGCGTGGGTCCACACTCATCCCCAACGACTCCCACCGCTCCAACGCCCTAGCACCCAACTCCCTCGCGTAGTCCGCGTTATAGGTCGCCACACACACCCTACCTCGTGGATTGGTTGCCAGATACCACAACGGCATCCACAGGGTGCAGAACTCCGTCTTACCGTGCCGGGGTGGCATACTCACGACGACACCCACCTTGTCCTCTCGGTGCAGTACGTCCCATATGACCTGACTGAGGTACACTAGATGCCGTACGGGTAGCCACTCACCACCGCTCCGCAAGTACGCCCACCCAGCGGGAATACGCTCCAACACCTCTACCGGTACCTTGTCGGTGAGTGGTGCGTGCATCGTCTGGTCCGTCATCGGTCTACCACCTCCGCCACAGATACATCTATGAGTGTGGTGTCTACGTCGTCCGTCACCGCGTCAGCGGATGGTAACGCATCCGGTGGGGTTGGCGCGTGTCGGGTGAGGAGGAAGTGGTGTAACGCGTCCACCAACTCTCGAGACAACTGGTGTGACGGGTGGTCTATACGGTCCACCGCTGAACCGACGGTACTGTGCTTACCCCACGCCTCTGGGACACGGCGCTCCAGGAACCACCGGGCCACATCTGGGTCGTCCTCGGCGATACGTCTGGTGACGACTCTGGCCGCACGAATGGCCCATACCGCCTCACATTCCCGGATGCGCGATTCCCAATAGGGTGTGAGGTGACGTCGGAGGTCGTGGAGGTCCCAACCGACCGCCTTGCACGCAGTACGACGGTCCACTCCCTCGGAGAGGAGGGTGCATATGAGTGCCAACCGGTCGTCTACCGTCATCGTATACGAGCCTCCGAAGATATTATATTGGATGCCCTCTGGGGAAATCAAGGGGTCCCCAGGGATTCCTAGGGGATTCCGTGGGAATCTTGGTGGGATTCCAGGGGATTCCTAGCTGAACTGGTTGGGAGGGTGGGAGTCCCGGGTATTGACTGCGATTATGCGCCCGCATTCCAAACATTCTGCTACCCGGGGCAATTTTTTGGCCAATATATAATATTAGCAATAAAATTGCAATTGCAAAAATTGCAATTGCGAAATTGGAATTACGAAAATTGCAATTGCAAAAATTGCAATTGCGAAATCGGATTGGAGGTGCATTATGGCTAACCAGAACGAGATTCGGGAGAAAATCCGGCAGGAAGCGCTGGATGAGTTGGAGAGGTGCCGGGAATACCTAGCTGGTATCCTGGAAGACCTGAGAGATGAGGAACCGGTAAGCTTGGACCAGTTAGGCCGATGGTTTCAGCTAATAGTTCAGTACCGGCTAATTATCCAGTACCATAAGGAGGTGCTGGAAGCTGAAGACCCAATCCAAGCTATCCGAAAGCAGATTGCCGAGCTGAAAGCCGGCAAGAACTACCTAACCGGTAGATATGGCGGGCCGTTAGCAGAAGCTGCAGCTGCAGAAAACCGGTTGTTTGATGCAGTATTTGCAGAAAGCAGAATGGCCAGCCTAATCGGATACGGAATAGAACCGTAAGGTTCCGATTGGGGAAGGGAACCCTTCCCTTCCCCGCCTAACCAAACCGATAGGAGGTGGATGATGGAAGCGCTGAAAACGATGGCTGCAGATGCCAGAAACCTGGCAAGGATAGTAGCGGAATACGACTTGGATTCCGAAACTATCTACCAGATGCGGGATGTAATGGCGGATGCGTTGAAAGACGCGAAGCCAAGTATGCCGGAACTGGAGAAACTGGTAACCGAAATTGGTGGAGATGTAAACGGGTTCCGCCAATACCTAAACGATAGGTTGTCAGAAATTGACCCAGATTCCGCTGATGAAGATGATTACTGGTGGGTTGTAAGCTTGGCGATACTAATTGCCTAACCTACCAGATTGGGGAAGGGAACCCTTCCCTTCCCCGCCTAACCAAACCGATAGGAGGTGGATGATGAAAACCGTATCAGAGCAGACGGTTGCGATGGTTACCGACCTGAGAAGCTATTGGCGAATCACGGTTGAGTACGAGTTGGAGA